TACGGCTTGGGCTTTGTGCACCTCATCGGAGGCCTTGGAAAGGCCGCTACGAGCGCTTTGCGTCAGTTAATTGACGCTGGCACGCTCGCCAACCTGCCTGCAGGCTTCAAGGCCAAAGGAGCGCGGTTCGCGGACGACTCAGTCCCCATCCAGCCGGGTGAATGGCGAGACATTGACGCTGGTGGCGCTGAACTTTCAGCGTCTTTGTTGCCTCTGCCGTACAAAGAGCCCAGCCAAGTGCTGTTTGCGCTCATGGGGTTCCTTGTGGACGCCGGCAAACGCCTGTCCAGCACCGCCGACATGCAAGTTGGCGACGGTAACCAGTACGCACAGGTCGGAACGACCCTGGCGCTCTTGGAACGCGGCTCGATGGTCATGTCTAGCATCCACAAACGCCTGCACTATGCGCAGACGTTGGAGTTCCGGCTGCTGTTCGAGGGCTTTGGCCAGTACATGCCCGACGAGTACCCCTATGACGTGCCAGGGGCCAGCCGCAAGATCAAGAAAGCAGACTTTGACACGATGGTGTCGGTGCAGCCGGTGGCTGACCCCAACATCTTCAGCTCTGCCCAGCGCATTCAGTTGGCCCAGATGCAGTTGCAGTTGGCCCAAAGCGCCCCGAACATGCACAACATGTACGAGGCGTATTACCGCATGTATGCAGCCTTGAATATCCGTGACATTGACGGTGTGTTGCTGCCGCAAAACACCAACATGCCCCGTGACCCGGCGTCCGAGAACAGTGACGTACTGAACGGCATGAAGCTCAAGGCCTTTGCCGGCCAACAGCATGACGCGCACATTGCGTCCCACCTGATGATGGGCATGTCACCCACGTTGCAGGCCAACCCGCTGGCTGCTACCGAGTTGCAAAAGCACATACTCGTGCACGTGCGCTTGCGCGCGGAAGAGGACATGGAAGTTGAGCTCTTCAAGCTGTATGGAACCGATCCAGACCGCATGGTCTCTGCTATTCAAAGGGAAGGCATGGTCGCCATCAACATTGCCATGGGCATGAAGGAAGTGCGCACCATGCAAGATAACTTTGCTGGTGGCGAAGGCCCTGACCCCTTGGTGCAGATCAAGGAAAAGGAGATTGCCCAGCGTGCACAGGCCGACCAGGCGCGCATTGGCATCGACCAAAAGCGCTTGGCACTGGACGAGCAAAAAGCGCAGCAGACCAACCAGATCAACCTGCAAAAACTGCAGTTGCAGCAAGCCAAAGTCAGTCAACCCCAACAAGGAGGCCGGTATGCCGCTTAAAAAAGGTTCCAGCAGGAAGACGATCAGCTCCAACATTGGAGAGATTGTTCGTGACTACAAAAAGGACGGGATGATTGGCACCAGCAAGCCAAAGAGCAAATCTGCTGCTGTCAAACAGGCTGTTGCTGTTGCATACAGCAAGGCCGGCAAAACCAAGATGGCCAAGGGCGGTGACGTGAAGACTCCAAAGGGTGTCCAAGGTCCGTACATGGTTGTGAAGAAGAGAGACGGAAACCGCCCGGTTAAGATATACTGATTGAGTGAGTGCTATCAGACGGAGCCTTGTACCGTCTGCTTTTCATGGAAATCACCATGCTTGAATTTGCAGAAGCAGTTCTGAGAGAGATCAGGAAACTCCAGGATCAATCAAAACAGATTGTCCTGAACGGAACCATCACAGATATGGAGCGTTATCGCTACATGATGGGTCGCCTTGAGGGTTTGAGAATGGTTGAAGATTCCGTGAAAGAGTTGCTCAAAAAAGTCACGGATGATACAGACGATTTTCTCAAATGAAAGGAAGACCATGGAAACCGTAGAGATACCTGAAATCAACATGACCGCCTTGGAGCGTAAATGGGCAGAGGAGGCAGTAAACAAGCCGCCGGCCCTTGAAGACGCTTATACAGAGCTGGGTTTCGACCCAGAAAAACTGGACCAGGCGGTTGTGGACACCATTCCCCAGCCTACCGGGTGGCGCATTGCCATCCTCCCTTACCGAGGCGCTGAGAAAAGCAAGGGCGGCATCGTCCTGGCTGAAGAAACACAGCGCAGAAGTCAGCTTGGCACCGTGTGCGGCTACGTCTTAAAGGTAGGAGCTTTGGCCTATGCCGATCCATCTAAATTCCCGACCGGACCGTGGTGCAAAGAGGGAGACTGGATCATCTTTGGCCGTTACGCTGGCGCGCGCATCCCAATCGACGGCGGTGAGATTCGTCTCATCAACGACGACGAGGTACTTGGAGTGGTGAACAGTCCTGAAGATATTCTGCACATGTAAAGGAGCAATGGCATGAACGAACAACTTGAATTTAAGATAGGTGAGGACGAAAGTCCTGCCACCGTTTCAATCGGGGAGGACGGTGCTGCTGAAGTGTTGGACAAGCCCCAAGCGCCTCTGGTCGAGACCCAGTCACAGCAGTCCAATGAGGGCGGCGAGCTTGACCAGTACAGCGAAGGCGTCAAGAAGCGCATTGACAAGCTGACCGCGCGCCTGCGCGAGACCCAGCGCCGTGAGCAGGCAGCCTTGGAATACGCCAAGAGCGTCCAGGCCCGTGCTACCCAGCTCGAGCAGCAGTTCATGACCGCTGACAGCGAGCGCCTGGGCGAGGCCAACGGCCGTGTGCAGACGCAAGTTGTTGCTTTAAAGCAAATCATCCGCAAGGCCCGTGAAGAAGGTGACATTGACACCGAGACGGAAGCCCAGCAGCGTTTGACAACGCTGACCATGGAGCAAAACCAGATCAATGTTGCTACTCAGCAACGGGAACAACAGACCCAACAGTGGACGTATCAACAGCAGGTCGCCGCCCAGCAGGCTGCCCAGCAGCCTCAGGTGCAAGTGCAGCAGGAGGTTGATCCTCGAGTAGAGGACTGGGCCGAGCGCAACCCCTGGTATGGCCGCGACACTGCCATGACCCATGCAGCGTGGGGCATCCATCGCCAGTTGATCCAAAGCGAGGGATTTGACCCAAACAGCAATGAGTATTATGATGAGCTAGACAACCGCTTGAAGCAGACCTTCCCCCAGAGACTGGGTGGGGGTCAGCAGCAAGCGCAAACTAACAGGACCGCCAGAACCGTGCAAACGGTGGGACCTGCATCCCGATCATCGGGTATCAACAACGCACGCCGCACTGTCAAGTTGACCCCAAGTCAAGTTGCAATTGCCAAAAAGCTGGGTGTTCCTCTCGAGGAATATGCCAAGTACGTAAAGGAGTAAGACCATGTCAGACGTTAAATTGCCTACCCTCAATCGCACTTCTCGCGGGCTCGAATCCCGGGAGAAAGATGCGCGACGTAAGCCTTGGGCTCCCCCTTCACGACTGGATGCGCCACCTCCACCTCCTGGGTTTAAGCACCGTTGGATTCGGGCTGAAGTTGCGGGTAAAGACGATCGCACGAACATCTCTGGAAAGCTCCGCGAGGGGTATGAGCTGGTTCGTGGGGACGAGTACCCCGACTTTCATGTCCCAACAGTAGAAGACGGCCGACATGCTGGTGTTATCAGCGTGGGAGGCTTACTTCTTGCACGTATCCCGATTGAGACACTGGAAGAACGCAGTGCGTATTACCAAGGTCGAGCGAATGACCAATTACAGGCGGCGGACAACGAGTTGATGAAAGCGAATGCTCACAACAGCATGACCATTCAACGACCCACACGTCAGTCTCGCGTTTCTTTTGGCGGCTCTAACAAGAGCTAACAGAATTCACTTTTAAGGAAATGACAAATGGCTAATACTGACAAGGCTTTCGGCTTTCGTCCTATTGGCAATCTTTCTGCTACTGGTGCACAAAAACAGTACGGATATGAGATTGCTGATAACCAGGCTGGAACAATTTTCCAAGGCGACTTGGTTGCCCTTTCGGCGGGTTTCATTACGAGGTTTCTCCCTGCTACACACACTGCTGCGGTAGGCGTGTTTAACGGTTGCAACTACATTGATCCCACCACGGGAAAACCCACGTTCAAGAACTTCTATCCAGGTTCTGTCAACATCACAGCAGGTAAAATTGTTGCCGATGTAATTGACGATCCTAGCCAGTTGTTTTTGGTTCAGTGTGATGCAGGTTTCGTTGCTGCGGATGTGGGCAAGAATGCAGACGTGATCGGTACAGGCGGAAGCACCACCACTGGTGTCTCCACCATGGAACTGAACTCTTCTACGCTTGCTACTTCAGCCGCTTTGAACCTAAAGACGGTAGGTTTGTACAACGTCCCAAGTAACGAGTACGGCTCTTTTGCCGTGGTGGTAGTTAAGATCAACGAACACGTGTACGGTAGTGCCGGTGTTGCTGGTCAATAAGGAGAACATAAATGGCAATTTCACGTGCACAACTGGTGAAAGAGCTTGAGCCTGGTCTCAATGCTTTGTTCGGACTCGAGTACAAAAACTACGAGAATCAACACACCCAAATCTACGCCATCGAATCTTCTGACCGCGCGTTTGAAGAGGAAGTGATGGAATCGGGCTTTGGCGAAGCTCCTGTGAAGACTGAAGGCTCGGGCGTTTCATACGACCAGGCGCAAGAGGTCTACACGGCTCGCTACACCCACGAGACCATCGCTTTGGCGTTCTCGCTGACCGAAGAAGCCGT